CAGGAATCTCTTGTGGTGGGACATCGATAATCATATCAGGCTCACCGTGTACCCACTCTGAAGTAGAGTAAGTAGTTTCTGTTAGAGGATCTCTATCACCTTCAACAGGTGCTCCTGCATTGACCCATTCTACAATAGTTTCCATTTCTAAATCATTTAGTGTACGATGATTTATAATACGGTCTGCAAACTTGCGATCAATTTGTCCAGGAGGCATTCTTAATGTTGTAACTGCTTCTTTGATTGCAGGTGCGAATGCTTGAAGCATTCTATAGTCAGACATTGCCCAAGGAGCGATGCCGCCTTCTCTGTGACATGATTGACACTGCTCTACAAAGATGGGTGCTACATTTTCTGCGTAATCAATCTCTACTGCTTCTGCTCTGAGTCCAAGCATCAACACTAGTATGCCAAATGTACCTACTGCTGCGTTTGTTCTAGTCATTATTCAGTTCCTTGATAAATTTTGCCATTAGTTCTATCTCTTCGTCTTTAAGAGTAGCAGCTTGACCAAACATAATGCCGCTCATGTCGCCACGGTTAATCATTTGTTTGTAGTCAGTCAATGCTTCTACAATATAATCTTCTTCCATCCAGTTTAGACTAGGAAAGCCTGGCTTGCCTTCTGCTTTAGTGCCGTGACAAGCTGCACAGGTATTCCATTTCATCTTTACTGAATCAAACTCATCTGCATGAACAGATACGCTCAATATTGCTAGTGCTGCTAATGTAATAAATTTAATCATTTCCCGCTATCATCCTCTCGGCTTGTAGTTTATCAAATCCTTCGTCATCTAAATGTGTAATTGCTAACCAAGCGTGGGTCATCTCATCACCAGTTCTCGAACCACCCATAACAAACATATCTGGATCTGGATTGTTTGGATTATCAGCAGTATTATCGTACCACTGCTTGAGAATTATAACTGCGCCTGCAGGAATTAGTGGTGCTACTTCTGGTGAGTACAGATGACTGTGATGCCATGTTGCACTCCACTTGCTGATCTGACTGACTTGCTCTGTACGACCAGTCTCTGGATAGAAGATCTCAAGACTTGCTGCATTCATACGCAAGTGTCCGTGTGGCTGAAAGCTATCTAAACGTACAGGATGATCGAAACTGTGAAAGCCCTGAGTCATTGCATATCCATTGGGTGGGACTACTAAATCGTCCTGATCTCCAAGGCGATACAAACTCAAATCTTGTTTGTATTTCAGTTGTGCGCTTTCCTCTTCGGTATATAACCAGAGTCCAATCTCCACTACGTTGTCTTTGATAACCGCTCCTGGAGCCATTGCGCCAAGTCCACCTGGGAACATGTGAATGTCCCACGACACTTCTGCGTTTGCGGGGATCGTGCGACATACTCCTTCTGGCACGATCTCTCCCCACTTTCCCATAGCGTACTCAGTGAGCATGCCTTCACGCCCCTCCGCTGTGATGATAGATGAGTTAGCGTGATGTACTACTGATTTAGCAGTGCCTCGTGGCTTTACTTGTACTGCTTTGATACAACGATCTTCTGTGAGACCTGTTGGTACTAAGTGCTTGTGCCAAAGATCATTGCCGTTTGCAGGAATGTCAATAGCTACTGAAGGTATGATTGCATCTGGTAGTCCGAAGTCGCCTTCGAAGTTCCATGCTTCTAAGTCTTTCATGGGAGGTGCTTGAACAATAGTATCTGCATCACCGTAGAGTGATCCACTGTTTACCCATGCAACTACAGCATCGATATCTTCTTGTGCTAGACGCCAATCACCTTGTAAGTCTTGAATGCCGATACCGTGATCGTATGCATAAGGAGGCATTTCTCTTGATGCTACTTTCAATGCAATCAATGGTGCCCAAGGACGAACTTGTTCGTAAGTCTCAAAACTCATTGGGCCAATACCACCTTCACGATGACATACAACACAATTGTTGTTGATAATATCTGCTACTTCTGCTGTATAAGTTTGTCCGTTGACTCCACCTGCAACAAATCCTATTGCAAAAAATGTAATCATTGATAATAATTTTTTCATAATACACCTTCGTTAGTTTAGTGAATGTATACTATTTATAATACGAAAAAAATGTATTACTAGATTGTCACATTTTCTTACAGGCAAAAAAAAGGACTCCGAAGAGTCCTTTCAAAAACGATACCTTTAGGTATTCTTTTTATTTTTGATGCTTACATCAAGTTAGATACTTTAACTTTTCTGTAGTACTGGTTACGTGAAGCAGTGAATGTATCACCGTCAGTAGAACCATCAGCCTGTGTTACGTATGGGTTAGCAATCATGCCGTAACGAGTCTTGAAGCCGATCTTAGGCTGGAAGGTGTTAGGGTCAATCGCACGAACCATTTGTAATGGAACGTATGGGCAGTAGAAGAGACCGGCGTCATATGCGCTAGTGCCTTTGTAGCCTGCTACGTAGAACTGTGAAGCAGCACCAGTGTTGGCGCTGTATGGATCGATATACACTTTGTAACGACCGTTAAGAACACCAGCGAAAGTATTGCCAGTATCGTCAACATTGAGGTTAGTAGAAAGTGCAGGAGTGTAATCGAGAACGCCTGCCATTGCGAGGGCACTTGCAACGTCTGATGAACAGATGATGAAGTTACCTTTGCCTCTACGAGTGTCTTGTGCAATTACGTTAGCGTCACGCTCGATGTTGAACAACAAGCCTTTGAAACGCTCAACTGACCAACGACCGTTTGAGTCAACGTCAAGATCGAAAGTACCAGGAGTTGCAGTAGATGCTGCACCAGGCTTAGCGACTTTGTAGATTGTACGAATAACTTCACGGTTAATTTCAGCAAGAATTTCTTGTGAAAGAATGTTAGAAAGCTCTGACTCAGCGTCAAGACCATGAATTGCTTTGAGGTCTTGTGCGAGTTCTACAGTGTACTCAGCTTTCAATGCACGAGACTTAGCTGTAACAGTAGTCTTCTCGATTGAGAAAGCCATCTCGTTCAAAGTAGTTGTATCGCCGAAACCTTCAGCAGTTGCAGTAGAAACTGGAGTACCAGTAGTATAAGAACCGTCAACTGGGTTTGAACCAGCGTGAGCGCCTGCACCAGAGAAATCAGTGTCTGCTTCGTTGAACAATGCTTCTGCACCAGTCTGGCTAGTGTAGTGTGACTTCATAGCGAAGATCAAACCAGTAGGACCAGTCATTGGCTGTACACCAGCAACGTCATATGCCATCAAGTTAGGCAGCGCACGACGGACAAGGCTGATGAGGATTGGGTCGTAGTTATCGACAGAAGCGCCAGTTGCGTTAGCGTGAGTTGCTTCCATGATACCCTTCTCTTCACGAAGGGCTTTTTCTTGGTTTTCGAGAACTACAGCAGTTACCGCCTTCTTATACGGATCTGCGATTGGCTGCAGGTCAGCATGCTCGAGGACTGGTGCCCACTTGCTCTCAATTTGCTCTGAAAGATACATTTAAGTCTCCTTGTTGTTTCAGTTTTGTTTTTATAATAACAGTACTATTTATAAAAAATTAATATTAGAACTTAGTTGATTTTGAAATTGCTTGAGCATACTTAGACATAACTCCAGTAGTTACTTCGTCGGCTGCTTCAAATGTGTCCTCAAGTTTAGCTTCAGTAACTACATTCTCTTTCGGGAAATAGTTTTCTTTAACGACTTGAAGTTTTTGCTCATATGAATCCATACCTGTATAAGTAATGTCTTCGACTAATGTTGCAAATTTTTCTGCTTCAGTAGACGCTAGGCCTTCTGAGATCTTAGCAAATACTTGTTGCTTCTTCAAACTAACTGACTCTTCTTTGAGAGCCATATTGTTCTCAACTTCTTCGTCTAGTCTAGAAGCGAGGCTGTCAATTTGAGCTTGCATTTCAGCCATTACATCGTACTTTTCTTCAGGTACTTCAATGTAATGCTCTGAGAATACTTGCTGTAGTCCTTTGATAAATGACTCAGTTACTTCAGTACGAATGCCGCTTTCAATAGCGATTTGATTTTCTGACATCCAGTTTTCAGTAACGTAGCTGAGGTACTTATCAACATTTTCTACCATTTGCTCTAACTGTGATTCAAACTCTACGTTTGCAGCTTCAGTTAGCTCTTCTTCAATCTGTGCAATTTCAGCACTAACTCGTGAAGTAACAACAGCTTCGAATACTTCGGCTGCTTTTACTTTGAATTCTTCTGTGAGATG